AACTTGCAGCAGCAGCAAGCCAAATGGCATCACTAGCTTATAATCAGAGCCGCCAGATGGCATCACACAGTGAGCTAAAACAAATCATTGACACCCACACCAACAGGGCTGGTCGATATGATTTGCAAGACAGCACTATGCTAGTCAACAAAACATTCAAGGGTATGGATTCAATGCTTACAGCTGTTCATTACATTGGCTGTTATCTTGGTCACGCGCATCAAGCAGATGCCTTCATCAAGACTTGGAAGACTGGTGTTCCATGTTACTCTGGTGATCCTGCACATTTCACGCGTGAATATCTAATGCGCTCTGAACTTAGCACTAAAAAGTTACCTGCGCATACCAAACGCTTACTGGTAGCATATGCTTGGAACAAGTTTGCAAAAGCAGAGTCTATCACCCGTGTATATACACCTAAAATTTATGAGATTGATGGCTGGGAGCCAGAAGATCTCGGCGTTTCTCTGCAATAATGGCTATTGATTACAAGCCATGCCCTGACTGTGATGGTCGGGGCTATCAAGATCGATATGTATTTTCTACATTTGCTGGTGAGTATCAAGCTGGTGAGCTAGTAAAAGATGGCATCAAAGACTGCATTGAATGTGGATCGCAGGGTGAAGTGCCGCTTGATCTTGACTTTGAGGATTGATTAGCTGCATTAATGCAGTATGAAATCATACCTTAAACACATCGAAGACACAGCAGCGGGGCATGATGTCTCGCTGTTGAAAGCATTCAAACAAGCTGACATTCCAACGTCAACTTATTACAGAACAATCAAAGGTGAGACTGAGCTAAGGTATGATACAGCAGTGAAAGTATTTCATGCCATCGAATACATCCACGCAGCCAATGAAGCCCGAAAGCAATCTGAAGAACTACGAAAGATTGGTAAGCCTTTTAGTAGCCGCACGGTACAAGCAAAGTTTAAGTCAAGAAGCCTTAGCTCATAGCATAGGCTGCGCGACTTCACTGGTACACAAGTGGGAGACGCACAAGCGTATTCCCTCTGGGTTCATGTTAATATGCTGGCTTGACGCATTGGATCATTCAATTGAAATCAAAGAGAAGTGACTCAATAAATTGCATTGCATGTCAAACAAAAACAACTTGGTTCGTTGCAGTGTTAAAACAAAACAGCAAAGGCACAATGGAAAAGCATTGGTTCATTTGCTTGCACTGTTACGAGGAAGATAAATGGCAAACCGTAACAAGATCAAAGGAACTTACCACGAAAAGTGGTTCGTCGACTGGCTTACGAAAGCGCAGATCAAAGCGAAACGCCAGCCCCTCAGCGGCAGCTTGGGGGGAGAGTATAGCGGCGACATCAAGCTCGAACTCTTCGGGCAAGAACTGGTGGGAGAAGTAAAGTATAGGGACAAGTCAAACTTCCCTAGCCCATTTAAAGTATTAGAAGGCAGAGACATTGCCTTCTATAAACGGCGGTCGGGAGAACCGCAAACAGTAGTCATCATGAGTGGTGATCAATTCCTAAAGCTAATGGAGAACGCAAATGGAAAAACAGAATGAAGCTATTAAGGCTTACTTAGAGGCTGGCAGCTCTATCACAGGTATGGTTGCGCTAGAAAAATTTGGATGCTGGTCATTGCCCCGCCGCATCTGCGATTTAAAAGAGCAGGGCGTTGCAATTGATAGCCAGTTTATCAAACTTGATAATGGCAAACGCATTAAAGAATATTGGTTGGCAACATGAAAAAACCTAAGTCTGTATATCAAGCTGTTCAAGGTGATGTCTGGTCTGCACACATCAGCAAAGCTACAAGCTCACCTCACTATGCTAAAGAATACAAGCGCTCTAACTATGTGTTGGACACGCTTGAGATCAACGCTCGCCGCATCAAAAACGGCGAAGCGGTGGGCGCAAGCTTTCTCAAGGGCAAAGTAAAAGAACAGCTATTGGCTGAGACTGACTTAACTGAGTCTGACTTTAAAAAATATTTTGACTAAGCTGCATATATGCAGTAGTCTAAGCCTTATAATAAAAGGAGAACTCAATGGAACGCAAAGGTTTCATCGGCGGCAGTGACTGCGTAAAAATTATGAATGGTGAATGGCAAGAGTTATGGGCCATCAAGACTGGCAGAATGGAGCCAGAAGACCTGTCTGATAATATAGCTGTGCAGCTTGGCTCTGTTACTGAAGACTTCAACCTTGGCTGGTTTGAAAAAAGATACAAGTGCGTGCTGTCAGATCATCAGCGCGAGTATGAAATGATGCTTGGCAGTGTGCCAGCCAAAGGAACTATAGATGCCAAGTGGAATGATGACATCGTAGAGGCCAAGCATACGAATGCTTTTAATAATATGGAGGATATCGTTAAGAGATACCTCCCTCAAATACAATTGTACTGTCACCTTGCAGACCTTGATGGCGCATATCTTTCAGTCATCTTTGGTAACAGCAAGTGGGAGGGTACTCATGTCAGCTACAGTGCAGACTATTTCAATTCTATGTGGGCAGTGGTCTCGGACTTCTGGGGTTACGTTGCTGATGACAGGGAACCGCCAGAAGCGGATGTGCCAACCTTATCTACTGAAAACATCTTGGTGGATAACATGGTCGTGCGAGATGCCAGCAAAGATAATCAATTCGTCGATGCCGCAGTCACATACATCCAAGGGTTTGAAGCCAACCGCGTGTTTGAAAACGCAAAGAAAGATCTCAAAGGAATGGTCGCAGCAAACGAAAGAGAAGTGTACTGTGATCAACTTTCCCTCAAGAGAGACAAGCGGGGAGCACTCCGCATAACAAGGAGAACCAAATGAATACGAAGCATTGGGATAATTTATCCAAGTCAGACCCAAAGTATCTAAAGCAAGTAAGCTTTGGCTCGCGCAGCTTTACAGCTATTGATCCACAGTATCAGGTCAGAATGATGACCGAAGAGTTTGGTGCAGTGGGTGAAGGCTGGGGCTGGCACAACACAACTGAGGTTGTGCATGTAAGTAACGGAGACAGCGCTGTACTAGCGCATGTGTCCGTGTGGCACAGCACACCGGCCAATACCTTTGGCCCGTTTACTGGATGCCGTAAATTCTTTGACGCCGCCAAGGGCCGCATGGCTGAAGATGCGCCCAAGATGGCAGTCACCGATGGTT